GTTGTATCAAAATTGTGTTGTCTTAATATCTTGAGTGCTTTTTCAAATAGCTGTCTAAAATCCCTTCTAAGTAAAGGCTCTCCTCCTAAAATAGCTAAATGATTTCTCACATTTATGTTTTTAGCTATGCTTTCGATATCTTTTAAAAACTGCACACCATTAACATCAGGAGTATTTTTGTCTGTTAAATCACTAAAATGATTACATCCTTCACAAGCCAAGTTACAACGATGATGAATATGAACATTTACAACATCGGTCTCTCTTAATCTTTCTAACACTAAAAAATATCCGTTCTATTTTTGTTTACCTTTGTTGGCACACAAATAGCAGTATATTTTACACTTTTATTTTCTGGAATAGGTTTAGCTGGATTTTTATTTATCTTATTAGCAAAATAAAAACAATCATTGATGCTTCTAAAATAACTAGTATCTATTAGTTGTATTCCTAAATACGTAGTCAAAGCAAAAACTAATGTCATTTATTGCCTCCTGGGGTTTTAGCAAACTTACATTTCTCTCGTTGACTTAATTGAGACTTAAACTTTTGCTCAACTGGTTTACTGTTTTTACAATTTCTAATCATCATTGTAATAGCTTTATATCCATCGCCATAAAAAACAAGTGTGTTGTCCATAAAAAGTTTACCTTTATGTGCATTTGTTAAATCTATTAAAAAGTTTTCATGTCTAAATATCGTCATTTTTATTTTTTGATGTTATTTAAGCTATCTATAACATCATCTATATTTGGCTCTGTCTGATTTGGATTATAAACACATTTGAATTGTTTTGGACAATTATTTTCATACATCAATTCAAATGTTTTGTTTCCTCCCCTATATATACATGCTTGACGTCCGGTATACTTTGATTTAATTCTTTTTGCTAATCTACATGTGGTATATTTTTTACCGTCATTATTACCACGATGTATTAATTGTCTTTTAGTATATTCTTTTTTTGTACCATACTTTGGATCTTGGGGTTCATAGATTTTACCTGCAGCATGTGCAACAATAGTCAGTGCAAAAATAAAAACTATTAGGGTAAAGGTAATTATCCAAATCTTCATTAGATTATACCTTGAGACTTTAATATTGCTGCTGTTAACCAAACAATAAAACTACCAACAACTCCTACACCTATGACTATTGCTACTATCTCAACAACTTTACGTTGCCTTTCTTTTTGCTCATAAATCATCTTTTGGCGTTTTTTTCTGATAGCACCTTCAGTAGCTAATAGCTCGTCCCAAGCAGCGGGGCCTCGTGTAAATGATATTATTTGTTTTAGTTGATAACGCATGTCTTCGGCTTTTTTCTTAGCCATGAACGACGCCATCGCCTCTTCTTCGACAGAACCTGATGCAAATAATTTTTTAAATAGTGGTGGTTTTTTTGCGTATTCGTTTGACTTATCAATGTCTGCAGCTGCGCCCATCCACCTGCTAAGGTCACCAGACATAGACTCTATATCGCGTCCTACTTCAAAACCTTTTTTGATAGCATTAAACGCAGTAGTGGCAGCAGCCAGTGCTGTAACTGGATCAATCAATTCTTTTCTCAACTTTCAGAGGGGTATATATAAAGTATAGCTGATTTATAAAAAGAGTCAAATTTTTGACTTTAATAAGCTGAATTTGATAAGAAATATAAAATTAAAAATAGTAAAAAGTAAATAAAATAAATAAACACGACAATTCTCCTACCATCATTATAATTATATGGTAAAGATTGTCAAATTTTTGACACTTACGATAGCGTCAATAATTTGTCATAGTCAATATTTTGACACTATTTTTTGTCAGTTTTTTGACTAACTGCTTTTTCATAATATACGATTATTTCTTTTTGTTGGTTTAAGTATCTTCTCATCTCAGAAATATTTATTGCTAAATTTTCATAGTCTTTCATACTTAAAGCAACATATGCAAGGTCACCGTAAATCTCTTGAAACTCTTTTACAAATTCATCATAATTATCTTTAGTGACAACAAATACTCTTGTATCATTTAGTTTCAGTGGTTTTGGTCTCGCTACTACTGGTATTGTTATTTTTTCTATCTTTGTCACCGTTTTGATTTCCGGTTCCTTCATCAGACTGCTGCAGCCAGCTAGGCTTATCAGACTTACTAGTATTACCAGTTTCTTGCATAATACCTTTCCACAAGTTATAACTTGCGCCATTCATTTTTCCTTCTAACACTTTAGAATCTTTTAGGGCTTCAACCACTAAATTTAGCTTACTTAGTTTTGCTCTTAACTCGTCACGATAAGATTCAGCCTTTTGTAAATTTACCTGTAATTTTTTATTAAGATTAGCCATTTTAGTAATGCTAGTCTTTAATTCGTTTATACTTTTCTCAGATGTCTCAATTGCAACTTTTAGTTTTGTGTTGTTTTTAGTTAATATTGCAATTCTGTTTTGTGTGGTATCATAATAATACTTCGCTCCATAACCAACTATGCCAACAATACCAACTACTACTATAAGTGCATAAACTTTAATCATCGATCTCAAGTGCTCTCATACGAGCAACTAATCTATCAGCTCGTTTGGTGACTTGTCGATACCATCTGGAGTCTACCATTTCATCTGCGGCAGCATTCCAATCTCTAGCATCTACACCTCTTTTCATGCCTTTAAACTTAGACAATCTTGGTCTACCCATATTAAACATCATGTTAGCAATAATGTGTTGGCACTCTTCAGGTAATTCATCAAAATCATCATAAAGTATTTTGCAATCTTTGAGGACTGTTTTCATGTCTTCTTCAAATACATCAATAACTCTTTGCTCAGATACAGGATACCCAACATCTTCACCATACTCTTCATCGTTTTTTGTTACAAGGTGCCCAATACCAAACGTGGGTAGACCGAGGTGATCAAGGTAAACTTTATACACGACTCCTTCATCAAAAGTTATTTCTTCTCTTAATTTATCTATGTTCATAACTACTCCTAATTAAATTTTTTCTTATCCCAGTTATTTTTTCTGTAATAATCCTGTCTTTCAACTCTCATTTCCGCTCGCATATTATTATAAGCATCAGCGCCATCACCATTTAAATTATCAACGTGCTCAACCCATTCCTCTCTTTTGTAAGGAATAATCTGAATAAACGGACTACCTGCCGGTATGTTTACTTGTACACCTTCTTGTAATGCAGGCACAATAAAAGGAAAATTTACTATCCCTTCATAATTATCAGAATCAACTATGCCACATAGAGGAATATAACTTAATTCAAATTGATTCATAGGCGGTAAAAACAAACAAGAGTATCCGTCAGGCACTTTTATTCTCCAAGGAGATATAAATTTTAATATTAAAAAGTCTTCAAAAGGAGATCCCTCTACTTGTGGTTTAGGATGTGTTTCAATAGGTTTAAATGTCTCCATCTCTTTTCTGTGTCGTTCATCTAAAAATATTGTTCTTACTTTACCTTTTTCTATAGTGAGCTGTAAGTCTACGTGAGTCAAAAAAGTATATCCTGCGCTCATCGCATCTATAAAAGGCACACACTTTTTGACCGTTTCCATGGTCTGTCCCTGATCGTTTTTAGTTACCGAAAAGGGTTTCATTTTTTTAAACCAAGGTGGAATTAACTTTCTTGATGGCACAGGAGGCACTATTATATGATTAGGAAACTGCTGAGCCAATTCAAAAGAAATTGTTTTTTTCATTATCTACCTTTTACGTGTTTTTGACTTTTTGGAGGGCTTTTTTTAGATCCGCCAGGTCCTGACCAATACACTTTATTAGCCCAGTAAGCTGCTGACATGGGGCCTTTTGCGATGTTTTTTCCATGTCTTGCTTTAAAACTTTTTCTTGCCTCTGGAGAATAGTTATGCCCCATCGAACTATCTCCAAAGTGTATGAGTTTAATTTTGTCACCGCTTTTGGCGAGCACCATCCCTTTTTTCGCTGGTCTGTTTGATCTTCTTGGTTTATTGAATCCTGCAAATGTAGTTCCTCTATATTTAATTTTACCAGACGGTAATCTTTCTACTCCTGGATATTTAGACATTCTTGTATCTCTTTTCTATGTCACAAACTATTTTCCAAATATTAGGATGTAGTTGTGGATATTTTTCTTGATTATGTAATGCGCTCATTATAAATGATTTTTCTTTGTCAGTCAAAGGTTTACTTTCAAAAAACTTTAAGAGATTACTTTTAATTCTTCTTGTTTTCATCAATTCTCTCATAGATAAAAGGATCTTCATCTTTAATTTTTTTTAATTTGTAATTAAATAAAAGTTCATTAATTAAATTTTTAAACCAATTTATCAAATTCGATTCTCCTATTTTTTAGCAGAGGAAGATAAGGCACAGCAGATTTTTCGAAAATCTGAGGCTCTCCATCTGCTACTGTGATCAATACGGCTACATCCCTGATACCAGTTCCATACATTTCGTTATGTGCAACAGCATACGCACAGCATTGAATAAAATAATCTTTTATTTGGCTTTCATATTTTTTCTTCTTTGAAGTTTTAAAATCTATTATAGTAGGCTTACCTTTCCAGATTCCCACCATATCAGTTCTGCCTGCGTATCTATATTTTTTACTCCACAAAACTTGTTCTTGACCCCAAACTTCTTCGACACCTGATTCAGCGATACGAATTAAGTCTTTACTCATTTGAATTACGTCACTTGTTTCTTGTGAAAGTTTTGAATATATATCTTCTCCATTGAAGTGCTGTTCAGCATACTCATGAACTGCTGTTCCTCTATCAGTAGCTTCTTTTGAAACTCGAGCCGCTTCTTCTTCTCCAACTTTTTCTTTCCATTTTTGTAACCAAACATTATTTGCAGTCTTTCCGAGTATTGTTGTTATAGACGGAAATGACCCGTCAGGTGTGTGATACGTTCTCCCAGTTGGTAGAGTATCAGTTTCCACCTGAGTTAGGTAATTAAATTTCATTTTTTTTATATTTTTTGTGTAATTTTTGCACTGTATTCTTATGCACACAAGCTAAATTTAACTTCTTTATTTCTGGATAAACCTCTAATAAATCATCTTTGTACTGGGCAGATGTTTTGTATAAGTGACTTAAACACGCCTGTTTGTTTTGAAATTTCCATTCTGCATTAACACTAACTAACGGAGCTATATTGGTATCAGCTGTCATATACATTACAGCTATTATCATCCATTTCATTTTTATAATCCTCTACTGAATTTACAATCGGTTTGCCCTTAGCATTTAAGCTAGTATTTATTAAAATAGGAAAACCTGCTTTTGTGGTAAGTTCTAAAATTTTTGACAATGTCTTGTTTGTGTTACGGTTTACAACTTGTAATCTCGCGTTGTTAAGTTTGTTTTTAAACCATTTATCAGAAGTATTGTCAGAAACAAATAACATATTAAAATTATATTTTTTATTATACACACAAAAGTACGAATCAGCAATATCTTCTAGACATATTGGTGCCCACGGTCTCCAATTATCTGTAATTCTACCTTTTAAAATGTGTAACTTTTTTGAGTTGTGTTCAGTGGGCAAACAAAGTAAAGATCTATTACCTAATGCACGAGGACCGAACTCAGCTTTTCCATGTATAATAGGAACTATATGTCCGTCTAAAATTTTGTTTGCGATTTCTTTTACGTTAATTTTTGTTTTGCAATCAAATCCTAAATAAGGCCCATCCCAAACTGGTCTAGAAACCATTGCCGCTGCACCTAAAGCACAACCAGCATCACCAGAGGCAGGTTGTATAGCTATATTTTCAAAACCACTATGCTTATATAATATTGTATTTGCAACACAGTTTAAAGCAACTCCACCAGAATAGGCTAGATTTTTCATTCCCGTTTCTTTATACAGCCAAGTAGCTAAACTTAATAAAGCTGTTTCGAGAACTTTTTGAACACTCGCAGCAATATCCCAGTCTAAAACTCCAAATCCCAATCCCCTGCGTAAATCCATTTTTAATTGATAATTTCCAGGACTCACACTAATAACTTTATCATGAATTATTTGAGACCATTTTGGGTTGCCAAAACCAGCAGCAGCCATAACTTGAGCTTCGTCTTGTAAAGGTCTCATGCCTAATAATCTTGTAGCGGTAGAATAAAATAATCCCAAACTGTTTGGATACTTTATTCTTTTAATCCATCTAAATTTATTTTTTTCATATACCCCTAAACTAGTGGAATAACTACCTCCCACAGTGTCTACAACCATGACAGCACATGATTCCCAATCGGTCATTAAAACCGAACTCATGGCATGACACTCATGGTGATCAAAGTAAACAATCTCTGTTTTTGGTAAGTGAAGTTTTA